TTAGCTAAACCGATGTGATGCCGGAATATCGGTGTGGAAAGAAATCGAGTTAGTGTAGTGATGCTTAACTGATTGATGTCTTCAGGGCTTAAGAGCTTTTGACTCTTTGCGTAATCGATCAACAACAGCGCTTGCAAATTGGGGTCGCGGCTATTAGTTCGAAGGTTAAATCTTGCAATCTGTTCAGAATCCCAGGTCTTGGTTCCGGCACCCTCCTGCGCGCCACGGTGGCGTAGTGAAAACCAACGCATCGCTGCTTCACGAGTTTCGAAGACAATCGCTTGTACTCTGCTAATGTTCTTACCCATTCCCTTTGCTAAATTCGAGAAATGACGTCGGTCGTTCTCCGTTCCAGCTTTGTCCGGGTCAGCAAGTAGTTTTAAAGAGCAGATTCGACGGTTTCCTTCAACAACCGTGTATCCGCTCTTGACTTTATGGTGCTGAATAACAGCAATTGGCTCCAAGGGGCTAAGGCTGCCCGCTTCTGCAATGTTTTTGGCCAGTTTTCGAACCTGCTCTTGTGCAACCAGATAATGAATGATGGCTTGCTCATCTGGGAGCGCTTCATGCCTTGGGTTTTCTGGGTCCAAGTAAATTTTACTGAGTGCGATTGTCTTTGGCTCGAATGTCATCCCTGTTGCCCCATTTTTTAGCCGTGTACTTCAGCTAGTCGTCGACGAGTATGGCAACGAACATACCACATCCACACTTTCTGTTACACGGTAATCGTTTCTGGCGGAACATGTTTCTCTGACTGAGCATGAGATTGGTTTTGGCCAAAAACTTATGGTCCTTTAGTCTGATGTCGCTTCATCCCCGCCATCCACTCCTTCGCTCTGCTGTGTCTCCAGTGTCAGCTGGCTGATGTAGCCACTGCTGCTTAGGCTGTGGCGCACAGCCGTGACCATCCACACGGTTTCATCAATATGCTTTTTCCAGCCGCTGACGATCACCGGCCGCTGGGGCATGACATCGGCACGGCCATAGGCCAGGGTGATGTCAAAGGAGTAGATGCCGCGCTGAATGCGTAGCCATTCAGCACGGGCGGCGGCCAGGGCGTCGGCCTCATTGGCATAGGTCTGGCGCAATGTCTTGGCCCGGCCGCTGATGCCTGCCACCACGCTGGAGCGGGTGCCGCGCTTGATGTTGTTATAGAAGGCCTTGACGCCGCTATATGAGTCACGGTCTGAGCGCGCCCATCGGTGCTGGTCGCCGGCATCGCGGGTGATGGTTACGGGCGGCAGCTCTTTACCGCTGGGCGTGCGGGCCTTGCGTGCCTGGCTAAAAAGCAGCGTGCCGTTCTTGATGTTGCACAGGCAATCCATTTGCCTGCCCAGGCGGCGCAGAAACGACGCATCGGACTCCTGCGCTTGATCGGCGTGGCCAATCTTGCGCGCGGCAATTTCCTTATCAATGCTGACCTTGAGTTTGTTCTGCGCGCCGATGCTGCGCACGATGGTGCCCACGGTGGTCTTGTGCCAGCTACGGTCCTTCAAGTCGCGCAGCTCGTCCAGCAGATTGGCGGCGCGGCCCCGCAGGGTGATGGTGTCCGGGGCACCGCTGTATTCCACGGCCTGGATGGTGTAGCTGCCCTTGTCCACCAGCCCCAGGGGGAAGCCGCCCATTTCCTCCTGAGTGGGCGCTCGATAGGGGCCGGTGCCATGGCTGAGCTGCCAGCCTATGGCCACGGTCATGGTGTCGCCGGTGTCTGGCAGCTCCACGGCGCCGTCATGGTCGCTGATGACGATTTCCACCTCATCGGCTTCGCCGTCGCGGTTGTCGGTGATGGTAAGGCTCACCAAGCGCGGGGCAAAGCGGGCAGAAACGTCCTGGCCCTTGACCGTCACGCGCCAGATGGGCGTGAGCTGCAGAAACAGGCGCTGCCCCTGGCCACCCGTGGAAGTGGCGTAGGGCTGGCGGTAACGGATGTCGTCAATATCACTCATGGTCAGCTCAGGCTTACGGCTTCGGACATTTCAAGGTTGCCCATTTCGTCGGAGTAGCCGGACTCGCCCTCATCGTCCTGGTCCACGCGGCGCAGGGTCAGCGTGAACTCGATCTTGCGGGCCGTGCCGTCCACCTCGAAGTAGGTTTTTGTTTCCTGCATGTCGGTGATGACAAAGGCGCCGTAAACGGTGCCACTGCCTTCGACCAGAGCGAATGCCAGGCCGGTATTTCCCATGAGGCGCAGCTCATCGAGGCTTGCGCGCTTGCCCTTGAACTCGGGGACGATGCTGCCGCTCAGGGTAATGATGTCCTCGCCATAGCCCAGAAACTGCGATGTGTCGCGCCCGCCCACGATGCTTTGTGTGGGGTGCTTCCATGAGGTGCGGCGCTGCAGGTCCTGATATGAGAGGGTGTCCAGGCTGAATACGAATAGGCCGAGGCAAAGCATGGTGGTCAGTTCCAATCGGTATAGCTGGCCTGCAGGCGGGCAGCCTTGGCACGGTCGCGCTGGTCAAGCTGACGCTGCACCTCGCGGGCCAGCGCCTGCATATCCATGCCTGGGGATCCATAGACCTGGATGGTGATGGTGTCGCCCTGAATGATCGGCGCCGGGCGCTGTACTGCGGGGGCAGTCTGGGCCAGCACCGGGCGGCGGTCGATCTGTACGGGGTCGGCCATAGCGGGCATGGCTGGCAGCTGCTTTTCGGGCATGGCTTGCATCTGCTGCATGACGGGTTGCAACTGCACGGCCTGGGCCGGTACGGTCGGCAGCTTCTGCAGCGTGGGCAGCAGCTGTTGCGCAGCGGGTGGCAGTGCCGGGGCCGCAGTGGTCTGCAGCTGCACGACCTGGGCAGGCACGGGTGGCAGCTTCTGCAGCATGGGCAGCAGGTGTTGCGCAGCGGGTGGCAGTGCCGGGGCCGCAGTAGTCTGCAGCTGCACGACCTGGGCAGGGACAGGCGGCAACGCCTGCAGTGCGGGGAGCAGCGGCTGCGCCGCGGGTGGCAGCGCTGGTGCGGCAGGGGCCTGCAGCTGCATGACCTGGGCAGGCACGGGCGGCAACGCCTGCAGATCTGGCAGCAGTGGTTGCGCGGCGGGTGGCAGTGCCGGGGCCGCAGCAGTCTGCAGCTGCACGGCCTGGGCGGGCACGGGCGGCAGCTTCTGCAGCGTGGGCAGCAGTGGCTGCGCGACGGGTGGCAGCGCCGGGGCGGCAGCGGTCTGTAGCTGCACGACCTGGGCGGGCATACCGACCTGCGGCACGGGCATTGCAGGCGCGGCCATGGTTGGAGCGGCCAGCGTGACCCCTGTTGCCATGGCCATGGCCGCAGCAGACTTGCGCACCATGCCCAAGGTGCGGTCAATACCAATGGCTGCACCTTCGCCCACGTTGACGCCTGCCGCCATGAAAACGCGGCTCGGGCTATGAATGCCCAGCTTTTCCTTGAACCAGCCAATAGCCGAATCTGCAGCACCGCCCACGGCATCGCGCACCATGGCCATCTTGCTGGTGATGCCGTTGACCAGCCCCTGGATGATGTTGGCCCCGAACTCGCTGAATTTGGTGGGCAGCTCAAGGCCAAAGTAGCTCATGACGCCAGCAAAGGCCTGATAGAACAGACCCAGCGGACTCCAGTTGACGATGGCCGTGCTGATGGTTTGCAGCACAGCAGGGAAAGAGCCGCCCAGCTGCTGCCAGACCGTGCTGGCGGTACTGACCATTGCGGCCCACATCTGGCCAAGCATGGATGCAATGCCACTCCACACAGCAGAGGCCGTGTCTTTGATGCCTTGCCACATGCCAGAGAAGAAGCCCGGCAGATCCGCCCAGATGGTCTGCGCCGTGCTGACTGAGCTGGACCACAGGCCGGAAAGGCTGGCTTTGATGGATGTCCAGGCCGCCGCGGCTTGAGTCTTGACGCTGCCCCAGACTCCGGAGAAGAAGCCAGAAATGGCGCCCCAGTTTTTATAGATCAGGTAGGCCGCGCCTGCAATGGCCGCAATGGCCAGCAAAAACCAGCCCACAGGCGTGGTAAGGAGTGCCACGCCCAGCTTGACGATGACGCCCATGGTTGCACGCAGGGCCACCATGAGGCCAGAGAACAGGGCGCCGGTGAGCTTGCTCACCACACCCGTCAGCGCACCGATGCCAGCGCTCAGCATAGGCACCTTGATGCCGATCATGCCGAACAGAAAGCGCATCAGCATGAACTTGCCCGCGATCAGAGCCAGCGGCACCAGCAGAGCGCCCAGCACAACCATCAGACCAGCCAGCACCGCGACGGAGCGGGCGATACCTGCCGTCAATGCGGGGTGCTCCTTGATCCAGCCGCCCACGCTGCTGGTGATGTCGCCAACGGCCTTGATGATGTCCTTGGCATCGCCCTTGATGGTGTCGCCAATGTCTGCCATGACATTGGTAAAACCGCCCTGCGCGGCTTCCATGACATTGCTCAGTGTGCCCAACTGCTCATTGACACGCTGCTGCAGGCTGGCCTGGGCGTCCATCTTGGCCACGGTTTCCTTGTAGCCGTCGTAGCCCTTGGCCATGAAATTGCGCAGCACCTGCAGATTTTGGGCGTCAGTGCCGAACAGCTCTGACAGCACTTCATTCTTGAGAATGTCGTTTTCACCAAGGGCTTTGAGCTTGTCCAGCTGAGCGAACAGGTTTTCAATGCCTGCAAACTTCCCCTGCTTGTCTGCAAAGTTCAGCTTGATGCCCCGCTTGGCCAGCATGTCGTTGGTCTTTTTGAGCTTCTTGCTGTCCAGCCCTGCGGCAAATACCTTGTCGATGGCGTTGCCAGCGCTGCCGCCGTCCGTCATGCCTGCCTGATTCATCATCACAAGCAAGGGGGAAAGCGTCTTGTAGGCTTCCTGCCCCTTTTGCCGAATCAAGGACATGGCTCCCGCCATCTTGGTGATGCCAGCCAACTGGTAATTCTGGTCGGCCCCGAGGTAGGCATTCTTTTGCAGCACATCCATCAGGCCGAGCATTTCACCCTCGGTGGCCTGTGTGGCGTCTTGCATCTTGGCCGCAAAGGCTGCAGCCCCTGTGACGGGCATTTTCAGCTGCACGCCCAGCAAGGCAGCAGCCTCGCCCGTGCCACCCAGAATGGCCTGCGCAGAGATGCCTTCCTTGCGCAGCACGGTCATCATCTCGATGAAGTCAGCGGTTGTGCCGGGCAGGCGGTCCCCTAGGCGCTTGGCCAGGGCATCGATCTGGGCGAACTCGGCCTGGACGCTGCCATCCGACTGCATCATGGCCGCCCGCAGCTGGGTCGATGCATCTTCCTGTTGGGAGAACGCGCCCAGCGTGGCCTGCACCGGCTTGGCCAGGGTGCGGCCCTCGGCCACCATGCCCACGCCCAGACCCACGGCCATGCCTGCGTGCATCATTGATTTGGCGTGATTGGCCTTGAGCGCAGCCAGCTTGTCCTGCTGGGCCTTGAGTCCAGCCAGCGCCTGCTTTTGGCGCTCCATGGCGGCGGTGGCTGCCTCGATCTGGGTTTTCTGATTGCGGGACTGTTGGCCGAGCTTTTCAGTGCTGATGCCGGCGCGCTCCAGCCGCTGCTGGTAGCCCTGCAGCCGTTCCTTGCCGTTGTCGATCTTGCCGCTGAGCTGGGCAATGCCGGCCTCAGTGGTCTTGATCTGGGTGCGGTATTTGCTCAGCGTGGAGTTGGAGCGCTCATAGGCAGTCTGACTGCTCAGAAGCCGAATGCGGGCCATCTCAAGCTGCCGGCTGAATTCTGGCGTAGCGGTGGCGCCATCCTGCAGCGCCTTGGTGAGCCTGCTGTGCGACTCGCGCGCGGTCTTGAGCGAGGCGGCAATATTCTTGTGCCGCTCGCGGTGCTCCACAAGGCTGGCATTGCTGCCGGCCAGCTTGGTCTGCAGGTCTTGCAGGTCGCGCTGCTGCCCGCGCAGCTGCACGCGGGTCTTGCGCAGGCCGTCAATGTCTTGCTGGGCTTTTTCGAGGCCGCGTAGCTGGTCGCGGGTGGCCTTGAGTGCGGCGGCGGCGTCCTTGCTGCCGGACTGGATGCCGCGCAGTGGCGCCAGAACCTTGTCACGCAGCTCCAGAATGAGCCGCAGTCGGGTGTCAGACATGGGCACCCCCTTGCGCCAGGGCGCGGGAGTGCAGGGGGGCGGCTAGTCTTTTTCGGCTAACAGGCGCTCGATTTCGCGGGCCTGGGCGCGGTGTTCCTCGGCGCTGGTGTGCGCCCACAGGCCGGTGGCCGCCATGATGGGCGCCAGGGCAAAGCCGAGCACGACCAAGGCGGCCAGGGCAAACAGTGCATAGAGGAAGAAGTCGGCGGACATGGCCCATATATTACACACCCTGATGCTGGGCGCGAATGCGGGCACGTTCACGCCATTCCATGAGGTCGGCCAGCGTCATGTCTTCCATGTCCGCAGGCCGCCAGTGAAAGACCATGGCCATATCGGCCATGGCGTCCTCTACGCAGTCAGATATTCCGCGCGGATACTCTTGCGCACGAAAAAACCTGCCACCTTGGTGCCCAGCTCGGTTATGTCGGCGGGGTCGAGCTGGGCGATTTCGTGGGGCATCAGGGTGGGGGTCGTGATGCGGGGCAGGATCATCTGCACGGCGCCCACATCGAGCGATAGCAGCTCGGTGAGCTTGACGCCACGCAACTGGCCCGCCATTGGCTTGCGCAGGGTGATTTCCTTGACTTCGGTGTCGCCGCGCTTGATGGGGTAGTCCAGCGTGACAACTTCCACGCCTTCGACCATGGGGGCGGTGCTGGTGCTCAGGTCTTTGGTTTCGTTTTCGTTCATGGTGATGGGTTCTCAAATAAAGGGGAATGCAGGGCGCCGGGTCACATACCGATAGCGCGGCGGATTTTGGAAAGCACGTCCTGGCCATCGACGTTGAAGACCATGCCGGGCACGTCGATCTCGATCACATCGCGTCCGTCCACGGTCAGCTTGTAGTAGCTGACGCTGATGGTGTGGGTGTGCTCGGTGTCGTCACCCGCCTTGGCATCGCCGGGGTCGATTTCGCGCACGCGGCCACTGACCAGGATTTCCACGGCGGTGACTACGGCAGTGCCATCGTCTTCATAGGCGCCGGCAAAGCGCCACTGATTGGCGTTGTGGGTCTTGCCACCGAAAGCGCGGTAGCCGTCCAGCAGAAAGCCGCCCGCCTTGAAAGACATCTCCAGCTTTTCGTGACCCAGATCCACTTCAATGGGGCCGTGCATGCCGCCGCCGCGCCATTCCTCGACCTTGCGCGTGAGCTTGGGCACTGTCACGCTGTCGATGAGTGCGCGCCAGACGTTGCCGTCGCCAAAGAGGTTGAAGTTTTTGAGTTTGGAAGGCAGTGACATTGATTGATGCTCCTATGGCTTCAGGCTTAGGCCTGGATGGCAGCCGCGAATTCGGCCAGGAAGTCGTCCGTAATGGATTGCTCAAAGATGAGGTTTTCCAGTGGCGGCACGGGCGTGTATCGGTAGCTGATGAGCAGGCGGCCCGCTGCGAGGTCTTCCTTGCTGTTGCGGTCGGGGTCAAAGTAGGCCTCGGCGCCGATCAGGTAGCCACCGCCCACGAGGTCGCGGAAGCGGCTATTGATGTAGCCCAGCATGTCGCGCACCAAGCTGGGGTGCATGGGCTTGTCCACGAATGTGAAATGCGCGTCGGCAATCGTGTCGGCCAGGACCTGGGCCGTGCGGGTGTAGTTTTCAAAAGAGAACTTGCCGCCTTTCTCTTCGCAGGTACGCGATCCCCAGAAGCGGTAGCCGCTGCGGCGGATGATGGTGGTGACTTCCAGGGCGTTGAGGTATCCCGCATCGCTGGCCGGGTTCTGCAGGTCGAAGAACACGGGCACGGTGATGCCCTCGGGGCCGTTGATGACGGCATTGCTGATGTTCTTGTGCCAGCCCACTTCCTGGTCCAGCTTGGCGCGCAGACCCAGGGCATAGGCGGGTGCGGCAAGGGTGACGGCCGCGCCTGCGCCCTCGGTGCCACCTGTGCTGTCCCAGGCCATGAAGTTGGGCCACAACACCATGACTTCACGCTGGCCGAATTCCTCGCGGTAGGTAGTGGCCTCTTCCTTGGTCTTGGCATAGCCGCCCGTGGCATCGCGTGCTGCCACATAGGTGAAGGCGCGCAGGGACTGCGCAGCGCTGGCCAGGGCATTGGCCACGGCCTTGGTGTCCAGCTCGGGGGCACCGATGATGCGGGGCTTCACGCCCAGCTCGGATTCCGCCGCCAGCAGTGCCTGGATGCCTGTGCGCTGGCCGGTGGCGGTCACGGTGCCGATGACGTTGGTGGTAGTGGCTGCAATGTCGGCGCCTTCTTCCACACGCACCACGATGGTCAGGGCGCGCGATTGGCCGCTGATGGCCGTCAGCGCT